AGTCACCCCCTATTTAAAAAATTAAAACAAAAAACAAAATGGGAAAAAATTTATTCAATTCCATTAAACTCGAAAGACCTAAAAAGAATGTCTTTGACCTTACGCATGACGTGAAACTATCAGCAGATATGGGTAATCTTACCCCTATTTTAACATTAGAATGTGTTCCCGGTGACAAATTTGAATTAGGATGTGAGTCCTTAATAAGATTTAGTCCATTAATTGCTCCTGTAATGCATAGAATGGATGTAAGTATGCATTATTTCTTTGTACCAAACCGTATTTTATGGGATAATTGGGAAAAGTTTATAACAGATGCAAATAGTGGTGCAGTAATGCCTTATATTCCTTCAAATGTCTTAGAACAAGTAAACGCAACAGTATTTCCAACTGCATCTTTGAATGCAGATTATTTAGGTGTACCACCTCCACCAAATAGTTCAACTGTTACTAATATTAATGCTTTACCATTTGCTGCTTATCAGTGTATCTATAATGAATATTACAGAGACCAAAACTTAATTGCTCCAGTTGATTATAAACTAGTTGATGGAAACAACCAAGTACCCGGTAATGCTAGATTAAGAGAATTAATGCGATTAAGAAAAAGAGCATGGGAACATGACTATTTTACTGCTTCATTACCTTTTGCTCAAAAAGGTGCTGCAGTAGATATACCGTTAGGACAATTATCACAAGATGTTTTAGTAAAAACTAGTGGTGTAACAACAACTTTGGATGGTACAACAGATATTACTGTACAAGCAGGTTTACCTACACCACCATATGCACCAAATCAGCTTTATGCTGAAACTGATGGATTGGAATTACAACCAACTACTATTAATGATTTACGTCGTGCTTTTAGACTTCAGGAATGGTTAGAAAAGAATGCTCGAGGAGGTACTCGTTATATTGAAAGTATTTTAACACATTTTGGTGTTAAATCTAGCGATAAGCGTTTACAAAGACCCGAGTATATCACAGGAGTGAAATCGCCTGTAATTATTAGTGAGATTGTCAATACAACAGGTCAAACTGAAGGTTTACCACAAGGCAATATGGCTGGACATGGTATTTCAGTAAGTTCAGGTCGTTCAGGTTCTTATTATTGTGAAGAACATGGATATATTATTGGTATTATGTCAGTTATGCCAAAAACAGCATATCAACAGGGTATACCTAAAACCTTTTTGAAAAATGATACTTTAGATTATTACTGGCCATCATTTTCACATATTGGTGAACAACCAGTTCAAAATAATGAAATATATGCATATACTGCTACAGGTGAAGATACATTTGGCTATGTTCCACGTTATAGTGAATATAAATTTATGCCAAGTAGAGTTGCTGGAGATTTTAGAACTGATTTAGATTTTTGGCATTTAGGAAGAATATTTGATGAACAACCTTCATTAAGTGCAGCATTTGTTGAATGTGAACCAACAAAACGTGTTTTTGCAGTTGAAGATGGAGTACAATCATTATATTGTCATGTATTAAATAAAATTAAGGCTATTAGACCTATGCCAAAGTTTGGTACACCAATGTTTTAAACATGAGTACAAGATGTATAACACCTTTTTATAAAAAAGAACCTATAAGAGGCGAATACATGCCATTACCATGTGGAAAATGCCCCCCATGTAAAAAACGCCGTACTAGCGGTTGGTCGTTTAGACTAGTAAAAGAAGGAGAGCGGAGTAATTCCGCTCTCTTTATTACATTAACTTATGATACAGAATATGTACCAATTACAAAAAATGGATTTATGAATCTTGATTTACAAGATTTACAAAAGTTTTTTAAACGATTAAGAAAAAAAACTCATGAAAAACTTAAATATTACGCAGTTGGGGAATATGGAAGTAAAAAAAAGCGACCACATTATCATATCATTCTTTTTAACGCTAATAAAGAACATATTATGGATGCTTGGACTATTAATAGTAAGCCTATTGGCTCTTGTCATATTGGCAATGTTAGTGCTGCCAGTATCGGTTATACGTTAAAATATATGTGTAAAGAATCTAAAATACCAATGCATCAAAATGATGATAGAAAAAAAGAATTTTCTGTTATGTCTAAAGGTTTAGGAAAAAATTATATGACAAATGCCATGATTAAATGGCATAAAAACGATTTATTAAATCGTATGTATGTACCTATAGAAGATGGTAAAAAGATTGCAATGCCTAGGTATTTTAAAGATAAAATATACACAGAGATAGAAAAGGATAAAATTAATGAACACATGGTTAAAATTGGTGAAGAACAAGAAGAAAAAATGTTACAATTTTATGGTTCAGTATATGAAAAGGAAAGAATCCAAATGGAACAAGGATTAAGAGCATTTAAAAAAATGTATAAAGATTCAGAATATGAAAGAAAACAAAACTATGAAAATTAAAAATTTTATGAATTATGGTACTTTTCAAAAAGACCATGAAAAAGAGTTTGGCCCTAGTCAAACAATTCCTGACCAAACAATGTCAATTAGAGAATTGGTAAGAAGATATGCAAGTGGATTACCACTTGGCGGTAGTAAAGAACCTATTTATGAAGGAGAAGATGGCGATGGTATTGACCCTCGCAGACTCGATTTAGCAGAAAGGCAAGAAATTGAGATAGCTGCTCGTCAAGAACTTGCTGAAATCGAATCACGCTTAAAGAGCACAAGAATAACAACTGAACAAAAGTTGTCAAAAAAGGATATTGAAGATATCCAATCTCAAGATGTGGAACATCTTGATTAACAGAGTAAAACGGCTGTGCAAACTTGTTTGCATGGCTGTTTTAATCAAGACAAGCGCAGCGCGTCAGTAATAAGCACTAATACTCTTGATATATTAGTGCTTATTGACACCAAAGAGTTATATTTGGAAAGTGAATTAGGCAGAAGGAGGTACGACGCACAACGAAATGAACAAAAACAAATAGACGATAGTGTCAAAAAAAAAATAAAAAAACAAAAAGTATGAGTATATGGTCAAGCTTAGCGACATGGGCAAAAAGCGGTGCCCCAAGTAGTAGTTCAGTATTAAATACAGGATTACAAATGTTTACGAATTATCAAAACAGACAAAATGCATTAAAAGACCAACAAAGGTTGAATTTATATAATTCACCACAACAACAAATGCAGAGATTTAAAGAAGCTGGATTAAACCCAAATCTTATTTATAATCAACAAAATACAGGACAACCTGTACGTAGTACAGATTATGTTGCTCCTCAAATTAAAGAAACACAATTAGACGTATTAGGAAAAAGTAATCAATTACAATTACAAAATCAGCAGTTAAAAAATATGTCTTTACAAAATGATGCTATTGCTGCTCAAATATTAAAAACAAAAGCTGATGCATTATATGTAGCAAGTAATACTAAATTTAAAGATTTAGATATAGCAAGATTATCAGGTCAATTACCTGGATTAGTTGAAGGAGTTCAATTGTCCAATGCAAGAATGAAAGCTGAAATATCAAACAAAATAGCTGATACAAGCAATAAAATTGCTCAATTACCTATTTTAGAAAAACAAAAAGACAAGTTAGGTTACGAAGTAGATAGATTATTCAGGTCTAATGCTTTTATAGAAAAAAGTGCAAATGCTCAATTAGCTATTCAAAAAGCTATGGTTGCATCTATTAATGTTGCAACAGATTTAAACAGAAAGAAAACAGTAACAGAGGACTTTAACCAAGAAGCTATAATGACTCAAATTAGAAATGCAGCTAAAAGTGCATATAAATCAGAGGATAATAATATAGATATGGATTGGATTAATACTATTACTAATATAGCAGGAACACTTTTACCATATAATATGGGTAAAATTCTGCCAAAATTTAAACAATGAGATTATACACACAAGACCAGATATTAAGGCTTATAAAGCTTTATAATACGGCAGATATGTCCGAAAAAGAGTTACTTAAAAAGTACGTTGAACAGGCATTATATAAATATTTTAATAACAAACTAAAAACAAAAATATGCGAAGAAGGAGCTATCGCCGAACATCTCGAAAGGGCAGTTATGGCAAACGACGTAAAGTAAGCCGAACATACTATGTATCACGCGGCGGAATTCGACTATAACAAATGGGGGTTAGTCACCCCCTATTTAAAAAATTAAAACAAAAAACAAAATGGGAAAAAATTTATTCAATTCCATTAAACTCGAAAGACCTAAAAAGAATGTCTTTGACCTTACGCATGACGTGAAACTATCAGCAGA